AGGTCGCACAAGAAGAGGTAGCTATGCTGCGTACTTAAATATTGACCATCCTGATATTAAAGAATTTATTGAAATGAGAAAGCCGACTGGCGATCCTAACATGCGAGCATTAAATATGCACCATGGTATTAATATCCCACACAGCTTTATGCAGATTATCGAAAACTGTATGAAGAATGAAAACTGTGATGATAAATGGGCACTCAAGGATCCGCATAATGGAAAAGTAAAAGAGTATGTATCGGCTAGAGAATTATGGCAAAGTATTTTAGAAACTCGTATGATGACTGGTGAGCCATATCTACACTTCATTGACACTAGCAACGAACAGATGCCAGAGTTCCTAAAAGAAAAGGGTTTGAAAATTCACCAAAGTAATTTATGTTCAGAGATTATACTTCCTACTAATGAGGAAAGAACTGCTGTATGTTGTTTATCATCTTTGAACTTAGAACACTATGATGAGTGGTCAAAAAATAAAACATTCCTGAAAGATGTAGCTGAAATGCTTGATAATGTTTTGCAGTATTTTATTGATAATGCTAGACCTGAATTATCTCGTGCCAAGTATTCAGCTGAGCAAGAAAGATCTATCGGGATAGGTGCTTTGGGTTTTCATGCTTACTTACAGAAAAATGGAATACCTTATGAAAGTGCCATAGCAGGAAATAGAAATGAAAAGATTTTTAAACATATTAGAACTGGACTGGATAAAGCAAACATTGAGATGGGTATTGAGCGAGGGGAAGCACCTGATGCTACTGGTACTGGTCGGAGGTTTAGCCACATGCTTGCTATTGCTCCTAATGCTAGTAGTAGCATTATCATGGGTAATACTTCTCCTAGTATCGAGCCTTTTCGAGCTAATGCTTATCGTCAAGATACACTTTCTGGATCTCATACCAATAAGAATAAATTCCTTCAGAAACTACTGGAGAAAAAAAGTAAAGAGAGCAAGTTAAATCTAGATGATGAATGGTCAAGTATTATAGCAAATGATGGTTCAGTACAGCATCTAAAATACCTAACAGATTTAGAGAAAGATGTATATAAAACATCTATGGAGATGAACCAACAATGGATTATAAACCATGCCAGTGAAAGACAAAAATATATTGACCAAGCACAGTCAGTTAATTTATTCTTTAGACCTGACGCAGATATTAAGTATTTACATGCTGTTCACTTCTTAGCATGGAAGACTGGTCTAAAAACACTGTATTATTGTAGAAGTGAAAAGATCGGTAAAGCCGATAAAATTAGTCGAAGAATACAAAGGGAGATAATTAAAGAGTTAGACATATCAGCGATAGCCGATGGTGATGTCTGTCTCGCTTGTGAAGGATAAAATACATGATAAACTTGCCAGAACATCTTAGTTATGACAAAGAAGCAATAGCCAAACTAAGAACACAAAAAATATTTCGTTATGGAGATGTAAAAAGATTTGATGACGAGTTAGATTTCCTTATGGGTTTCGTACCTGATTTAACAAGGGATTTTTTAACAGAATATGAAGATATAGAAGATTGCCTAAAAAGAGGTACGACTTCTGCATTAGAATCAATATACAGTCAGTTGAAACGATCTCGTGAAGGAAGTCCCGATAAGATTGCTAGAGCAAAGATGCAAGTGGGTATGGATGATAATATGCTAAAGGGTCAATCAACTGCAGGTGAATATAATAACGATGCTTGGCGAGTCTTAGTTATGAAATACCATAACCCAAATATTGTTGGGTCTGGTGCTGATGAAAAGATTCAAAAGCGAATGTTAAACATCAAACAAAAGCAAGACGGATATAATCCTGAAGCATTCCCAACTATGAAAAAAATTGCTGAGCATTATAAAGAAAGATGCCCTATACTTGAATACAGTATATTACCTGCTCAAAGTATTATTGAAAGACACATAGGTATAGAAAATAAGAAAGGGGAAAATATTAGAATACATATTCCTCTTATAGTACCTGAGGGAGATTTATTTTTAGAAGCACAGGGCGAGGAAGTTGATTGGCAACACCCATGGGGATTTAATAATCAATATATGCATAGTGCTCATAACAATACTGATGAGCATAGATTGATTATGCTGATTGATTTAAAAAGAACTTATGTTGGTATCCCACCAGCAAAACATTTTAAGGATATGACTTTAGATGAAATCGGTGATGTCCATTTTAAATACGCAAGAGATAATAAACGAGAGCAACCTGAAATCTCATCATCTCTTTCTAATAAATTCAGGAAACAAGAGGATTATATATGATAAGTACTACAAGTGAAAGAGAACAAGTGGCTGAAATAGTAAAGGATGAAACTTCTGGACTATTTTACAGACCAGATTTAGGAGAGTTGTTCGTTATTAAAGAGATGACTCAATATGCTAAATTAGATTTCAATGATAAAGTTGTAATGGATGTAGGTGGGCATATAGGATGCTTTACAGACCTAGCACTAAAGAATGGTGCTAAGCATGTATATACTTATGAGCCAACACCTGAGAGTTTCGAAGTTATGGAGAAAAATGTAAGTAATGAAAAAACTACATTATTCAATACTGCTCTCGTAGGAGATTCTAGAGATTCAGTAGATTTTTACTTATCTAAAAAGTATCCAACTTGTCATACTCATATGCCTGTTAAGGGAAGAGAGAAACTTACTGTAAACGCAGAAAACTTTTGGACTAAATTAAAAGAACATAAGCCAGAAGTATTAAAGGTAGATGTAGAGGGTGGCGAGTATGACTTTATATTTCAAGAAGAGATGCCTGACTATGTTGAGCAAGTTGCTATTGAGTTGCATCTGGGTAAAAAAGGTTATAAAGAACTTGGTATCCAAGCAACTAGATTATTTAATGAGTGGAATTATCATACTAAATTTAGATATAGTTGGCACATAACAACATTAATACTACATAGAACTGCTCCTGGACTGGGGTTAGTAAAAGATAAATTAGAAGAGTTGGGGGTAGGATGCCAGTAAAATATAAAAAAGATGAGATAGTCGTCAAAAGAGATAATAATGGAACTCAAACTAAAAGTCGTAAAAGACATTATATGAAGAATGAAAGTACAGAGTTCTTAATTAATCTTTTAAATGAGGAGAAAACTAAACCAAAGTTGAAAAGTAAAATTAGAAACTTTCTATACCTTGCTAGAGGTGTTAAACTAGCAAAGAAGGCATCATGAGTTGGCTTCGTAATACTGTATATGTTTTAATAGCATTAGTTGCTTTAACAGGTTGTGCTAGTTTAAAAGGATTAATTCCTTCTGGCTGGGACAGCAATGAAATGCTATGGATCGCAGAAATGCAGTATGACATTCGTAATATTGAATGTGAAGGCGATAATAAACTAGCCAGTGTAGAAAAGGTTTGGCGAACAAAAGAAATTTTATGGTGGTATGCTCAAGCTAATAGACATCAAGATGTCATTGAGTTAATAAGACCATTTAGTGAAAGTATGGAAGGAATATATAGATCTGCTAAAGCAGATAAGTTAAGGAAACCATACTGCGTAAATAAAGTTATCATATTGACTATACAGGTTGATGAGATAGCTGAAGCATTAGCATCAAGGAGAAAAAGATGAGATTAACAATTATGGGTAAAAATAATTGCCCTTACTGCGATTTAGCAAAAAGACATCTAGATGAACATAATATTCCATATGACTATATCAAAGTTGATGAAGATATGGAAGCATATGAAAAATTTAGAGAGCTCGGTGTTCGCTCAGTCCCACAAATAATGCAAGAAGGAAAGATTGTTATTGAAGGTGGCTGGGAAGGACTAAAGAAAACACCAATCAATCACTTACAACAAATGGTCGGAGGAGAATAATGGACGCATTTAAAGATCTTCGTAATGAAGAATGGGCAAACAAAAAAGTAGAACTTGCCGATAAATTTAGTAAACAATTAGAATCTGGTGAACTCAACGAGTGGGAATATAAAGACTTAATGCAAGATCTTACTCGTACTGATGAAATAATGGACAAAGCGAACGCAATGAAAATGAAAGCAGCAGTAGAGAAAGCTATTTCATTGGCATTAAAGTTTGTATAGATTTTTATTTAAAGATTCAGAAGAGGTATTCGATCCTATAACTCGTCAAAAAATACTTGAAAAAGTAAACTACCACGAGAAATATTGGAAACCACTATCTGACTATTTCAACAGTGCTTTGTTTGTGCAACCTGGAATGGAATATATGTATCTGTTTGGTGACGGATTATATGTATTACAGGATAAAAACGACATAGACTGGGAGGTACAGGAACTATTAGATACTGAGTTTTCTGATATTATATATACACCTGTACTCAAAACACTGGAGGAAATTTTTGGGATTGGAGTAAAAGAAGTTTCTTATTATAAGGACTTGCCACTTCCAGGATTTCATATCTATAAAGGTAATGATATTGGCTTAACTAAGAGCCGACCTTATCATACCGATGATAATCTAAGATTTTACAAACCTGAACTCAATAGAGAACAAATATACTCTTTTGCGATACCGATTGAACTGCCAAAAGATGGGGCATGTTTAGATTGGTTAGGGGATTCTAGCGACTACTTTACTCATAATTATGAACTAGGAAAAATGTCTTTATGGCATGGGATGGTTAAACACCGATTGGGTGCCAAACCACCAACTACTGAAAATAGAATAACTTTACAGGGTCATGTTTATGTTGATTATAAAACTGGCATACTTAAAACATATTTTTAGGAGGATAAAATGGATCTAAGTTTTTTAAATGCAGAACTACTTAATAATGTAAGCTGGGAAGATGGTTTAATTTATATTGGACTCGGACTGGCTGTTTACGCAATAATCAGATTAATTAACAAATACACACGATAGGAAATAACGATGGCGAAAAAGCAACTCAAACTAACTGACGAAAGAACATTCTTCAAACCTTTTAACTACCCATGGGCATATGAAGCATGGCTCAAGCATGAGCAATCACATTGGCTTCATACTGAAGTGCCTATGATTGAAGATGTTAAAGATTGGAAGACTAAGATTACTGCTGAGCAGAAATACTTTTTAACTAATATCTTTAGATTCTTTACTCAGGGAGATATTGATGTTGCTGGTGGTTATGTAAATAACTACTTGCCATATTTTCCACAACCAGAAATCAGGATGATGTTAAGTGGGTTTGCAGCAAGAGAAGCACTTCATATTGCTGCTTACTCACATCTGATTGAAACTTTGGGTATGCCTGAAAATACATACCAAGAGTTTGCTGAATATCAAGAGATGTCTGATAAGCACGAATACTTTATTAAACTATCAGAATCTAATGGCAACAAAAGATCGGTTGCTACTAATATTGCTGCATTCTCAGCTTTCACTGAGGGTATGCAATTATTTTCTTCATTCATTATGCTACTAAATTTCCCAAGACATGGCATGATGAAAGGTATGGGTCAAATCGTAACATGGTCTATTGTAGATGAAACTCTACATGCTGAAAACATGATTAAACTTTTTAGAACTTATATTGAAGAAAACAAATCTATCTGGAATGATAAAACTAAAAGCGATATCTATAAGATCGCTACAAAAATGACTGAACTCGAAGATAAATTTATTGACTTGTCTTTCGCTATGGGCAATATGCCTGACTTAACAGCTGAAGATGTAAAAAAATACATTAGATATATTTGCGATCGTAGATTAATTAGTCTAGGATTAAAGGGTATCTGGAAAGTCACTAGAAATCCACTACCATGGGTTGAGGAGATGATAAATGCTCCTACACATGGGAACTTCTTTGAGAATAGAGTCACTGATTATGCGAAAGGAGCACTCGCTGGGGACTGGCAAGAAGTTTGGGGTGTCAGTGCTACTGCCTGATTATGAAGAAAAAATTTAAATTTGAATGTGAATCTTGTGGTGCTGAATACACCATCTCGTTTGAAGAAGATGAAGATAATTTCATGGGGCAAGATATAACTTGTTGCCCATTCTGTGGGGATGATTGTGAAAGACCTGAGCAAGAGGAGGATTTAGATAAGGATCCGATATGAAAATCTTAGTTGATGTTATTAGTCATGATGCTACTGACCAAGAAGTAAAAGCAGAATTATTAGAAGATTTAAAAGAATATGAAGTTGAAGTCGTAGAGACTATCAAAGTATTTGAGCCATCATTAACATGGCAAGGAATACAAGAAAATATAGATAGGAACAGATTTCTAACTAATCATAATGAAGACTTCTATATAAAACTGCGTGGTGCTTCAAAACTTTCCCGAGACTTTAAAACAGTAATAGAAGCTGTAAGCAATGAAGATATTGATGTATTATTTCATTCTGGTCGTAGAGAATTATTCGTTGATGATACTTTATATGAAGAAACACAACAATTACTTCGTGCTATCTTAGAAAGATATTGTGATGAAGGTAAGAATGTTATGTTTAAATATCCTGTAGAATATATCCAAAATATTATGCTATCAGTGTCACCTTTCATACAACAATATGTACCTTATACTAATGAGCAAGGTGCTCATAATGCTATTCTAGGATACTCCAGAAAGTTTGCAGAGTCTTTTGTATATAATGAAGGCATAAACCCTAACGAAATTGTCACCTGTCATGACGCACTTATGACAGCATCACGCAAGAATCTTATAGTTAAATATCTCAAATCTAATGCTTATGTCCAAGAGTTTATATCTATGGACGAAGTAGTAAATGCTGGAGTATGGGAAAACTATAACGACAACTGGAGAAAAGCTATGAAACACGCTATCCCTAAATTCTCTAAAAACATCTTAAATCGTAAGATTAAATTTATCAATTAACCTAAATATATAGCAATGACTTGGTTATATGAAGACAGAGTCTTCACTGATTATGAAGATTATTATGGTTTCATCTATGAGATTACCTGTAAAAAAACAGGTCGATCTTACATTGGTCGCAAATATTTTACAAAAGCGAAAACTCTACAGCCATTGAAAGGCAGAGTCAACAAAAGACGAAGTAGAGTTGAGAGTGATTGGCAAAATTATTGGGGATCGTCAACAATCCTACAAGAAGATATAATACGAAAAGGCGAAAGTAATTTCGAGAGAAAGATACTTCGTCTTTGTAAAACTCGTGGGGAGGTTAATTACTGGGAAGTTAAATATATGTTTGAATTTGATGTGCTAAACGCAAAACTTCCTAATGGTGAGTACAAATATTATAACGAGAATATTATGATTAAATTTACAAGATCTAATATAGGAGGATAATATATGTGGAATCTTACTGATATAAAAGAATGGATAATTGACACTAAGGACAATATCGTTTGGAAGTGGCAAGATTTATCCAAAAAAAATAAAATTGTTGTAGTCGGAATACTGGCTCTAGCAATATGGGTTATATGTACACTAATATAACTAATAATACTGGGTGCTTCGGCACCCAGTGTAAAGGAGGGCAATTATGTTCATGAAGATATTAATGTTGGGGACTGCCCTAACTATATCTGCCATTGCTGCATATTACTCGATTATCGGATTAGCAACTATTTTTGCTGCAGCAGTGATACCAGTTATAGTAATGGGATCCGCAATGGAAGTAGGAAAACTGGTCACAGTAGTTTATTTACATAGATACTGGGACGAATGTAAAATACTACTCAAATCATATTTAATGTTCGCTGTGTTTTTCCTAATGTTTATTACCAGTATGGGAATATTTGGTTTTTTATCAAAGGCACATATCGAGCAAACTGCTCTATCAGATGAGCAGATAGCATTAGCCGAAAGTATTGATGATAAACTTGTTCGTTCACAAGTTAAAATCGACAGGTGGGATGCTGAAATCGATAGACTATTACAACCAAATAATGAACGAGTTGATGTACAAATAGGAAACGAACAGGAAAGACTAGATGCATTATACGATAGGATTGCTGAAGAAAAGAAAGCAGCAAACGATGCGTATAATCAAAAACTAAAAACAATTAATGAAACTGTCACTGGGTTTGGCTCAGGTGCTGCCAAAAGAGAACAAGTAGATGCAGCAAATGCTGAACTTAAAAAAGAACTTACTGCTATCGACAGAAAATATAATACACAGATAGGAGAACTAGAAGAAGTAATAAAATCTTATCGTATTACTGCCGAATCTAAAACTGATGATATAGATGGTAAGGTGGCAACACTTGAATCTAATGTAGAAACTGAGCAAGTTATTGTTGATGCACTAATCGAAGAAAAAATGGTTTATGAAAAAGAGTTTCGTAAACTTGAAGCTGAGGTTGGACCAGTCAAATATATTGCTGAGTTAGTATATGGGGAAGCCAATAAATCAGTACTCGAGGATGCTGTAAGATGGGTAATTATTATTCTATGTATTGTATTTGACCCACTTGCTGTGGCTTTACTTATTGCTTGGAATGGTATGATTGCCCAACCAAGACGAAAAATTCCTGAGATTCCTGAGAGTATAATGAATGTCAGTGATGATGCAAGATATTACTGGCAAAAAATACAAGAAGATCGTAAGGTAAAGGCACATGTTGACAATCTACCAGAGAAAAGGGAAGATCGTCCTGGACCAAGTATAGCTGAAAAGCCAAAAGAAGTGGATCCAGACAATGAACCATACAATCCTGAAAGTTATGAATTAAGATCTGATATTAAGGAAATTATCAAAAAGAAAGATACTGAGAACCCTAAATAGTCGTCTAGAGTGAACTTTTTGTAATGATGTGTTTAATCATTAAAGGTGCACTAAAAGATGGCAAAAAAAGATTTTGATTTAGATGGCGATGGAATCACTTCGAAAGAAGAGATCGAAGCAGCCAAATTACTCAAAGAAGCAGAAGCAGCAGAAGAAAAAGCTGACACGCAGAAAGCTATGGCATGGGTCGCTATGATATCCATGCTTGGCTTTACTCTATTTTTATTCCTACCTTTTATGTCCAATGAACGAGTCTCAGCACTCGGAGATCTGCTT